TCCCCGACTGAAGCTTCTATAGATAGACAAGGGTTTGCAAGCTTTATATCAGGATTGGATGAATTAAAAGGTGTCACAGATCCTGTAGCTATTCGTGCAAATGTAAACTCTTTAGTTGGTCAATATGAAGCACAAGGTTTCCAAATAGGTCAAGCTGAGGCAGATGCTGTCCGTAGGCGTACAGGTATCGACTTGACAACTATGATAGGTGATCCTGCTCAGGCTGCCTTTGATGCTAACATAAAGAAACTTACAGAGAATCCTTCATATCTTTATCTTGCAGAACAAAAACTATTAGAAACTGGTCAACCATATACTCAACAGCAAATTCTTGAGACAGCTTTAGGTTCTATGCAATCAGCTGAGGCATCTGCTCTTTACCTGACAAATGCTAAGATTACTAATCGTAGAGAATACTTCGAACAGTTTGTGCCTCAAGCTAATGCAACCCTTGAGAATATCCGTGGGACAGCTATGGCTGGTCTTAAAGTTGAAATAGCAGGTGGGGATATTTCTCCTGAGTCAATAACACAACTGCGTACTCAGTTCGATATAGCTAAAGCTCAGATTACAAAACCTGCAAGTATCTCAGGTGAGGATTGGCAGGGTGTACAAGCCCAGTTAGATACCCTTGATAGCTTGTTGACTTCCCTAGAGACTTACGATGAACGTCAATTAGCTAAAACTAAAGCTGAAATCCTTGAGCCAATCTCTAAGGTTCTTATGGCTCAAGCTAAAGAGTTGACAGCTACAGATCCTATCTTAGCTCAGGCTCTCTTGTCAGACAAAGTTGACTGGTCAGCCTATGTGTCACAGAATTATCCTGATCTTCTAAAAACTATTGACAATATAGAAGTAGAGGATACAGTCTATACGGACTTAGAGGTATTCGAGTTTGCTAAACCTGAACCTCAAGAGCAACCAGATGGAATAACTGTTACACCTTTGCCCCCAGTAGAAGAGCTTCATGACATCGATGAGGTAAGTAAGGCTGAGGAACGTAGTAATACTGCCCGTAAAGATGCTATTTTCTTTGCTAGTACACTTCGTATTCATCCTACAGAGCCACAGAATATGGAGTTACCTGAGCACAGGACTAACTTCCTAGCTGGTGTCGGTCAAGCTACTGTCAACATAGCTACATCACCTGAGTTGCTAAAGCAGAGCACAATGGCTAATGTCTATTCTGATGACACATATACAAAACTAGCTATTATTAAACGTCTTGATCCTGAGGCTCATGACCTAGCTGTGGAAAGACTTAAAGATGGTCTTGCAAGTCAGTTCAATATTGCAGCTACAACAGCATCAGGTTCCCTTCAGTCATCATTCTTTAATATCTCAGGTCTAGGTGAAATAGAATACGATATTGAACGTAGAACCATGGAGGGTGCCTTCCGTATGGGAGCAGAAGCTAATGCATTAGTATTAGGTTTTGCAGGTAAACACTACAATGGTGATGTCACAGCTATGGTTGCTGACAGAGGACGTAGGCTCAGTACTTTCGAACGTAGTCAAATAGAAAATGAAGGCTTTAAATTCAATGTAGCCTATCAGGATTACCGTAAGGTACAGAAGGTTTCACAGAACCTTAAGTTCTACACAGACCAACTTAAGAAACTAGGTATGGATACAGCATCTATTGAAGCTGCCTTGATTAAACCTGTGGATGTACCTGATCAAGAGGCTAAATTAGGTTCCTTACAAAACCCTTTTCAGATAGTTTGGTCAGAAGACACAGACGTTGATGAGAAATTATTTGCTTCTCTTAATGTTGGGCAGTACTTTATTAATCCCGAAGGCGATATTGAACAAAAGGTACGATGACATGGGAATGTTTGGTGAAAGATCTCGTGTTGTTGTCAGAGGTGGTAAGCCTGTAGAGGAACCACAAGAAGTGACACAACCTCTTGTCATGGAGCAGATGGAAGAAGTCCAACAAGACTTAGGTCAGATTGCCCGTGAGGATGCTCAAAAAATGGCAGCTATTCAAGAGGCGATGGGTGTTACACAATCCCTAAGAAATCCTCAAGAAGTTATGGAGAACCTTCGTAAGATTCTTGGTCCTCAAGTTTTTAAGACACCCCCTACAATACAGCAACCTTCTGTCACACCTGAAGCATTGCCTTCTACTCAACCTGTCCAAGAACCTTCTGTTCCAACTGAGGCACCTGCACCAGTACAAGGTGTTCAGGTTACAGAAGAACCTTCAGTTGTAAGTGAAGCTCCTTCAGAAGAACCAATGCAGCAAGCTACACAACAGCCCTCACCTGCACCAGACACAACTACTCAACCAGAAGCACCCCTTGAACCTATTGCAAGTTTGAGAGGTGTTCAGCAAAGATTAAAGGATCTTGGGTATTATACAAAAGCTGTCGATGGTCTTGCAGGTGCAAAGTCAGAGACAACAAATGCTATTAAAACATTTCAATACCTGAATAATTTTCCTGTAACAGGTGATGCAGCTGATGAGCAAACAAGACTTAAATTAGCTGAAACAGGTTTAGAAAAGGTCAAGGAGCCAGAAAACAATCTTCTTAAGTTTATAAGTGAAGGTGAAGGAGGTTACGGTGCAGCTAATAATGGCACTAGCACTTTAGCTGATAAATTCAGTGTAAGTCAATCTTATTATTCTGATACTTATAATAAACCTTTAACGGAAATGACTGTTAATGAAATTATGAATGCTCAAGTAGGTACGACAGGTCTTACTAAAGATGAATTATTAGCATTAAATCCTGAGCTAGAGCAGTACCAAAGAGATAGGGAATTTTTTGCCGTAGGTGCTTATCAAATTATACCTAAAACTCTGTGGTCAGCCGTAAGAAGTGGGGCCGTAAAAAGTGATGAAGTCTTTACCCCTTCATTTCAAGATAGAGTGGCATTGAAATTTTTAATAGGTTCGGATAGACCTACTGTAAGAGACTACATACAAGGTAAAAGTAATGTTACAGTTGATCAAGCTGTTTTGTCTTTAGCTAAACAATTTGCATCTGTACCTGTACCTCCAAATACTACAAAAACACTAAACGAAGGTACTGACGAAGAAAGGGTAATAAATATTCCTGAAGGGAACAGCTATTATGGGAGTGGAAATCAGGCACTCCATACTGTAGCTCAGACTAGACAAGCTTTAGAGCAAGAAAGAAACAACTATATACAGCAACAGGCTACACCATGAGACTATTTATAGCCCTTGTACTTGTGCTCTTCCTTGGTGGTTGCCTAAGTCCTTTGTCACTCCTAGGTGGTGGTGGTCCTAACGTAGCTGCTAATGTTCAAGCAGGTAAGGAAAATAACCAGTCTGTCATTGACCAGAGTTCTGACATAACAGGTGAGAATGTATCTGTAGATAACTCTCAGGTTAGCTCAAATGGTCCTATAGAATCTATCAAAGTTTTAAACCAAGACATACCAACATGGGTAATCATACTTCTTATCTTAGGCTGGATGCTTCCTAGTCCTCAAGAAATCTGGAGAGGTTTCCTTAAGACAATAACATTGGGGCGATACCGTGGCTAAAATAGACAAATCAAAGATGAAGTGCAACAAGGTTCAGAGAACCTCAGGTGGCCCTAAGAAGTTTGTTGTTAAAGCCTGTAAGGATGGTAAAGAAAAAGTTATTCGTTTTGGTGATCCTAATATGAAGATCAAAAAGAATATACCAGCTAGACGTAAGAGCTTCAGGGCTAGACATAAGTGTGACACAGCCAAGGATAAATTTACAGCTAGATACTGGTCATGTAAGCAATGGTAGGTGACACCCTTATATCTCACTTTCCTTTACCTAGTATGCCATTCCAAACGCATACCAATGTAGTCTTTGAGAATGGCAGGGGTGAAGAACCCTTGAAGAAGAAAAGAAAAGAGATCAGTCCTGCAGAGATAGTCCGTCAGATAGAGATGAATAAACCCTATGCTTATGGGCCTGACTACACTAAGCTTAGACAACCAAATGGTCAGATTGTAAACTTTGTCATTGCCTAAGGTAGGTTAAGATGGACCCCATTACTATAGCTATGGCTAGTTTCTCAGCTATCAAGGCTGGTGTGTCAGCTGGTAAGGAGATAACCTCTTTAGCTAAAGACATAGGTAGTTTGTTTGAAGCTATCGATCAGGCCAAAGATAATCATGACAAGAAAAGAAGTAGTATATTTGCTAATGCAAATGAAGAAGCTTTAGACACGTATGTCAACCGTAAGAAGGCCGAAGATTTAGAGAATAATTTAAGGGAGATTATCATAGCCACTAGGGGATACTCAGGGTGGCAAGAATTGGTAGCCTTAAGAAAAGAAATACGAGTTAGAAAGAAAAAGGAAGCAGAGGACAAAAGGAAGAAAAGAGCAGAACTTTGGGAGAATATTCTTCTATGGGGTGGTGTCACTCTTATTGTTCTATTCACCTTTGGCTTTGCTTTATTCTTTCTTCTCTTTTACTACGGCAGACTATAAAGGAAAAACTATGTCAAGTCCTAAACCAACTAACCCTGCGTTATGGAATCGTGCAAAGCAAGCAGCACGTAAGAAGTTCAAAGTCTACCCATCAGCTTATGCTAATGCTTGGGCATCCAAGTGGTACAAGGAAAAGGGTGGTGGTTGGAGAGGCAAAGACAACAGAGTGAGGAAAACATAATGCCTTATGAAAAATATACACCTAAACAAAAACGTCTAGCTGCAGTTGCTGCACCTCGTAAGAAGATTACATCAGCTGACCTAAAGAAACTTCGTCAGAAAAAGAAGAAGAAATAATGGCTAAGGGTGGTCTAGGTAAATGGTTCAGTGAGGAATGGATCGACGTCAAGACAGGTAAACCCTGTGGCAGATCCAAGGGTGAGAAGAGAGCTTACCCTGCTTGCAGACCCAAGGCGGTAGCAGGTAGCATCAGTAAAAGGGAAGCTGCCAAAAAGAAAGGACCGAAGAGAGTATCTTGGTCCACAACAGCATCAGGAAAGAAAAGGAAGGGGAGCCGTTAAGCTCCTCTTTTTTTATGCAGACTGACCCCAGTCATAACAAGCATAGTCAACAACAAACCAACCCCTTTCTTCTATAAGTTTTATACCGACACCTATGCTTTCCTGACAAGCCTCTTCTGTTTTGTACATATCTGGTCCAGTAAAAGTTTTACAGACATTATTTTCTGCATAACAGGCTAATACTAAAGCTGCTATCATTAGATTTCTCCTTCCATTTCAAGTATAAGTTTATTTAAGTACCATTGTGCTTTCTTCAAGTCCTCAACAGGCTTTCCCTTATACCTGTAACGATGGAGATACTTCTTAGTATTGCCTTCTAAGTACCCCAAGAACATCATCGTATCCATGTTGTCCTTCATATAGTCTATACATTCTATCTGCCCATCACCATAGTGTAGTGGCTTATTTACTGGATCTGACATAGGTTCTCCTAGATGTTTATTAACTCAGCTTTAGTATAGGGAATATGAAAGAACTTCTCACCTTTAACAATGTATCTACCCTTAGCTTCCTTCAGGCTTTCCTCAGTCAGTAGTGTATCCTTAATTCTCCATGCTTGTTTCATGTCATTACGAAAGAT